ACATGGTGCTGAAGCCCTGGCTCATACCACCATCAGCAAATCCAAGTAACTGGGTTGGAACGATCGGCATGTATGGAGCATATACAGCAGCAGCAGACATCATATCATTTCCATTAACACCAACTACATATTCTCCGGATGGCATTACTGGAGAAACGAAAACCTTCATCGAACCATTGAAAGTACCTGCAAGGTATGGTCCATTTACAGATTTAGGTTCAGCAGCCTTGAATCCTTTTAAGAATACCATGATTGGCATCAGGTCGCTAGCGATAATAACATAGTTCGGCATGAATCTATGAGTAGCATCGTAGATCTTCTGAGCAGCGATCTGCAGTTTTTCAGCGAATCCTTCATATCTCTCAGAACGAGAAACATAAGTGAAACCTTCAGTTGCAGGAGTCCAGTCTAAGGCATTATCATGTACAGCATTTTCTGCTAACAGCTCAACAACTTCAGTATCAATTTCATAAGCTAACTGATTAGCAGCCTGCTCTGCAAGAGAAGCACCTAAATCAATTCCGTAATCGGTCTTAGCTTCGAATGCAGCAATCTGAGAATAGTAAACTGCAACACGTCTTGCTTTAGCAACCAGAGGAATAGACTTCATTTCAGCCTTAACAGTAGGCAGTTTTTCCTGAGGAATAACAATGTTATCATACTCGTAAGCAATCTTTGCGACATCAGTAGCAGATTTGCCAGTTGCATAAGTATCAGCAGTAATAGTTCCATCTGCTGCGGCAGTCCAAGTACCTGTAGAAACAACATCACCATTAGCATCTAATGCTCTAATAGTGCCAGCAATAACTGGGGTCCAAGCAACCTTAGTTGTTCCAGAAGTAAAGCTAGCAACAGCCTCAACTACGGCAGCGCCAGTATACTTAGACTGAGTAATTGGCTGATATTCCCAAGGATTAGCAAGAGTATCGTCGACCTTCATGTGATCGCCAACGCCAACACCCTTATTAACACCAGCAGTATATTCAATATAGGTAACATAACCAGAAATAGAACTCATCGGAGAAACGATAACCAGATCGTTAGCGATTAAGTTTGGAGTAACGATAGTAGACAGAGCTAAGCAGAACTTCTTCCATTGACCCATAGAGGCGGCCTGAGTTGCTGCTGTAGTGGCTAACTGTTCGTTTAAGAATTTTTCAGTGTTTCTATACACTGTAGCAATCGCGATCTTCTGATTCTGAGACAGAGTAGCACCTCTGTGATTACGAGAATATAAAGATTCGGCGACAGCGATCTTACGCTTGTAAGCTTCAAGTAAATTCATAATTTCGCGTTTAACCTTTCAATTATTTTAAATTAATGATTTCATCAAGTAAACTATCAACATCGTCTCCTGCAGCAGCCATAGATCTATGACTAGCGTTAGACGATGATCTAATAGATCTTGATACAATACCATTTTCATTAAATGGCAATTTACTCATATTATATTTATGAGCTTTAATATCTTCACAGATATTGTCGACATCTGAGAGTGTATAACTTTCAGAGAGTCTCTTCTTAACTTCGTCAACATTAACACCACATTGACTTGCCTTTAACTGAATATATCTCTTACCAGTGGTATTAGATAAATTCTTATAGTACTTCACTGATTCATTCAGCTTTTCCTTTTCTTTTGTGAGCTCTTTAATCTGTTTGTTAAAGGATTCAGTTAATTCATTTAGTTTATCCGAAGTGTCTTTCTTCGAACTGATTAAGCTTTCACGTAAATTCTTTATTCTAGAATTAAGCTTATTAATCTTTTCTTCCAAAACGGCAGTTTTTTTCGAATCAGCTTCTTTAGATTCATTTAAATCCTTAAGTTCAAGATTCTTTTCATTAAGAATTTCCTGCGTCTTGATTAAACTTTCAGAAAGCGAAGTATTTTCCTTTTTAAGGGATTTAACTTTTTTAGACCGCTCACTCAGTCCAATAAGTGCTTCTTTATAATGTTTTAAATCAGAATCTGTGTCATTAACTCTAGCATTGCTGGCTGCTAATTCTTCTTGAAGCTTTAAGACATTTTCCTCAAGATCAGAATTCTTTAACATTACTTCCTGTAAAGTCTTGATAAAATGATCTGATTTGTCATTAACAACTTCTTCTGTTTTATCAATATCATCATCATTGCTTTCGCAACGATTATAATCTTCTACACTTTTAATATTAATACCCAAATTAGTTAAGGACTCTTCCATGATCTCTCGATCATTTGCGGTTGCACTATTAAGAGATTCATTTAATGCTTGTGAAAGAGTTTTACGACTAAATGATTCTTGAATAGATTCAAGTCTAGCCTCACTTAATGCAGGTAATTGTACAATATCAAATGCATTTAGAGTATAAGAGTTTGGATCAACTTCGTCATTATCAAGAATATCTCCTTCACCTCGAGAAGAAATTCCAAGTCTTGAACCATAATCAACTAAGGTTTTAAGAATTCTTCCAGATGGAGTATCGAGAATATCGCATGTTGCAATGAGTTGACCTTTTTCATTTCTAACAGGTGGATTAGGAATACAGATAGCAACTTTTGCCATATCTACTTCTTGACGATCTTGAGGATGTCCAAGTTCTCCAAAGAATACTTTGTTCTTAAACATCTCTTTAACAATATCATCATTAAAAGCATTTTCCCATAATTGCTTAGAATATCTTCTTCCATTTCTAGTCTCATTAACTGTACTAGCAATTGGACCTCTTAGTTTTCCTAAAATTGGGCTGCCTGTAACTGATTCAGTCTCTGGTATATATGTAAGTTCACCTGCGGTATTTCCCATACTTAGTGCACCTCCTTAAAGTCAATTTAACTATTAAAAATTGAATTGATTAAATTCAATATATTTTAGCTTAAGTTTTTTTGAAAATATTTTCACATTTAATTATCTTCTGCCTTCGACAGTTTCCCACATTAAAATATCAGCTTTGTACTTTTTGATTAAATCAATACAAGGAAGAATGTCGTATGTTTTACTATAATTTAATAGGCACTCTAGGATTTCTTCTAACCTCATTACCTTATAGAACATTACTGGATTATTGATCTTTTTACCAGAGAGAATAATCTGTAATTCAAGTGCGCTTAAAGTTGAAAGTACTTCCTTAGGATCATCAATCTCTTTTAATATATTAATATATAATTTACTTTTATTATCGTTGTAGTTCTTTCTGATTTTGTTATAAAAATTAATAGCATCAATATCTTTATGATCTTTGATAAATTTTAATGTATCAACTATATTTGCACCAGCCAAAACAGAACTCATTTGCTCATCTACATTAATTCCATCTCGACCAAGCTCAGAAAGTAAAATTAATACATCACTTGTTTGAATCATCTTCATCCCCCATATTTAATAAATCAATATCTAAATCTTCTGCGTTTGGTAATGCGTCTTCTTCTAAAACTAATGTCTCGTCTTCTAACTTGTCGTCAGTAACAGATTCAGGAAGACTATCCTCTTCAGGTTCTCCATCTGAAAGTGAGAAGGCATCCTCTGGTTCTTCACTTTCTTGTTCTGGTTCTATAGCCTCGTTCTCACGCTCTTCTTCTAAATGTTCAATATATTGCTGCAAGTAAGTTATTGCTGTTTCGTCGGTTAAAACTGGCTTCAATAACGATTCTAGAATTCTTAATTTCACAATTTGATCATCAATATCGCTGAGAGAATTCATAATCGAATCAACATTTCGCATTTCATTTTCAATGTTTGTAGTGCGATCTGTCATCTCAGTGGTTGTTGGTTGTTGCATATGAATTGTAAATCTATTAATATAGTCAGGAATTCCTCGATCGTATAAATAGATATTTACAGCATCAGTTATGACTCGGATCATTGTTGACTGAATTCTTTTTACGCCCTTCGCGTATCTAGAAGATACAATTGCTAATGATTTACCACTATCAAATGTACCATCACCATTATCTGAGAAATATTGTTTAGGGACACCGAGAGCACCAAAGAATTTATTCTTAAAATAGTCTAAATCTCCTAAGCCAGTGACATTAGAATCACCACCAATATCTTGAATTGTAATCTGGCCCTGATCGCCATGAACTGGAATATAAATAGTATTCTCCATTGGACCTGTGTTTATATATTCGTTCATGCCGCCGTCTTTTGTGATTGCAGTCTTTTGTTCAACTAATGACTTAATATTTCTTAATACTTGTTGAACATTTTCTTTTGGCATATCACCAACATTAACTTGAGCAATTCTAAGTAATGCAGACTTAGTTACTCTACTCAATAAAATAGAACTTTCAAGTAGAGAAAGCTGGCGCCAAATAGAGAATACGTTATGTAATACAGACTGACCTCTTCTGACACTATATGTAATTGGCTTTACATTTTCATCTTCACGTTTTGCGAAATCATTATCAGAAGTAAAAATACTAATTTCATCACGTACCCTTGAGCTACTGTCTTGTAAGCAACCGTGCACAAATTCAGTTGGTTGATAGATATCAATATCTGACTTTTTGAATTGATACATTATTGGAGAATAATCTGATACAGCTTGAATACCATTAACTAATGTGTTTGAAACTGTTTGAATATTAATTGGTGCCACGATATAACCCGCTGTTTTTCCAAATCTAGTTAAATCAAATACTTCACCTGGATTTGGGTACAACTCTAAATATGGCACTAGATGATCGTTTTTATCATGCAAATTAACATTAATGTCTTCATTTAAAATATCTCTAGTATTATTGGTATTTAAGCTACTTAAATCAGAGAAAAATAAATCATCCTTTTGATAGTCTGACTCTCTAAAGAATTTTAAATATATATCGCCATATTTAATTAATGAATATACCCAAGTATAAGCATATTTATCAACTTCTAACACATCCAATAAATAATTAATATATGTATTGATCGTAGAATCATCTGAATCTGCCCAAAATATTTTTCCAGAAGAATTAGGCTCGACTGAATCTTCTGCATATGCCTCTAAGATTGATGCAATCATACTATCCTGAGACATTGTGTCTAATAATGTATAGATCTGTTCTCTATTCCTAGCGATTGAATCAAAATTTGAAATCGCAGGTAAGTTTAATTGACTAGATTGCGCAGCTTCTAATATTAATTCAGCAAGATCTCTTCCTTGAATAATACTAAGATCTTCATCTTTATTATTTGGTACAAATCTTACTTCTTCGTTTAATTTATTTTTCTCTTCCATTTTATCTAAATTCCTCATTTAATTTAGCAATCATTTATATACTACCATACAATCATTCCATCACCCGACCAAACCGTAGGTGTTTGTTGATGGCGATCAACAACTTGGTCTGGAGAATTAAATATTGCTTGCGCGTATGGACTAATATTTTTAAGTCCTTCTTCAAATGCAGCATTGATATTAGTAACATCGAATTTATCTTTCGAATTAACAGATGTAATATTATCGAATGCTTCTCCATAATTGAATGTATATTCTTCTGCATGCTGACTCGCATTCCAAACAGCTCCGCAAATTGCGTCGATCGCGTCTTTTGAACCATTTGGTGGATGGTCGACTCTGCCAGTATTAATATTTCTCTCAAGCATTGTTGCTTCATTAATTGCCAATTCGCATCCTGAAGGAATGATTAATCTATTTTCGTAGATCGCGTTCTTTAATGCTTGATAAGGCAAACAAATCCGACTATTTGGGCTAACTCTATCAACACTTATTAACTCATAGTCATATCCCTTAGAAACAAGAGTTTGTTTAATATCAGCACTCATATAAGTATCACTACTAATTGATTTAATATTAAATCCTCGTTCTCTTAACCAATAAATAAATTGACGGTTTTTCTCAAACGAAACTTGTGTACCCTTTGGCGCTTTTATTGAAACACAAAATGCAACTTGATAAACTAATTCACTAGTTCCAGTATCTTCATTAATTTTAGAACCAACAATCCATATTCCAGCGATACCGGTCTTATCACCGCTGATTGACATATCCATGTGGATATACAATGGTCTAGAAAGATATGAAGACTCAACAGAATTTAAATCAAAGAAATTATAATATTGATTTAAATCATCTTGCGCATTTCCTACTTCTATGACATCTTTTATAAATGGATTACGATAGACTTCATTTACACACTCCATAGTTCTAGCGCCAGAAATATAATTTGAAATTTCTGTACTAGATATACCTGCAAAATCGCAAAGTGCTCGATCAATATCTTCTAAAAAGTTTGGCAAAAAATCGTCTGGGACACTGATAATTTTATATCCCTTTTTCTTTAATTCATCTTTATTATCTGATGGCCGAACAACTAAAGAATTTAAGAATTTATTTCCAACTGCAACATCAAAATAAGTATCTTTATATGTTCCTTTTGGCTTTACATTCCAAACTGCATCATCAACAATAAAAGTATTTTCATTATCTGTTTCTTGTTTTTGACGGATATGAGTTTCTAAGAAAGATTTTTCGCTTCTTTTAGAAGAACCAAGAATCATTAAAGTTGGGTTTTTTCCGTTCTTTATGAAACGCGTTTTCATGCCACCAATTGCAGTATCAACCATGTTAATTGCAATCTCTTTCTGCCGCTCAATATCTTGATTTCTAATAAATGAAATTTCATCAAAGAATGCAAAGATAATCGGTTTACCAATAACATGCGAATTTTGCGATCCAATAATTATTTCTATAAAATCAGGTGGTACCCACAGATCAGCCTTATTGACGTATCCTTTATTTAAGAACCAAGGAGACATCTTCACAGTATTTTGGAATTTACTGATACCAATTTCTTCAGCTAATCCTTTTGTAATATTCATAAATGCAAAACAGATTTTTTCAGTCGGTTTTAAATTATAAAAATCATGCGGATTCTTTAAACATAAAATCCTATACATTAAATATAATGCACAAGTTACCGCAATTTCTGATTTTCCCAAACCTCTAGCGCCAGAGAAAATTGCAGTATTATAATTAGTATCATAAGGAGTAGGAAATAATTTCGTTAACTTCTCTTCCCAAAAAGGATATAGCGTACAAGTGCCATCTGCAAGATGCCAAGCATTTCCAAGATACTTTCGATCTTTTATAAAAGTTAATATGTCTACTGGTACTTCTTTATAATCTGCATTTAAAAGCTCTTGATAAGTATCGTATTTATTATTTGAAATCTCATCAAGAATCTTTAATGCAATCTGCTTTTCTTCTTTAGATAAATAATCTAAACTATTACCCATTTATAATCCCCTAAAACTAAAAAACATAGCACTTAGATAGAGCACCATGTTTATTAAAAATATCAGTCTATCCAAGTTATTTCTTGCGATATTATGAAAATATTTTCTGAAAATAATTTTCATTATTTTCATATAATCTAAAATATAATACACTTTTTAGTTAAAAGCTGCAAATTTGCAGAAAATTTTATGAAAAAATTGTGTATAATTATATTATATATATAATTATTAAAATTTATTTTTTTTTTATTTTTTTTTTATATTTTTTTTTATAAGAGAATAAAATAACATTAAATATATCTTCTATAATCTTTTTTATTCAACTAAAAGTTTTTTAGATTCTTTTTTATTAGATGGTAAACTTAAGACTTCATTTCTTGCTGCTTCTGCAACACCATCACCGCCGAGATCTTTGTATGATTTGCACATTTCTTCAAGTTGCTTTTTCTGAAGATCTGTTGCATACTTCTGTTTTACATAAATGTCTTTTAATTGAAGTATCCTGTCTAAAAGAATATTACAATTAGCTTTTTGAAGTATTTCAACTTTATCATTCATATTATCGACTTTTGCCTCAAGATTTTTTTCAAGGCTATTAATCTTATTTTCAAACTCTTTAAATGGCGCCTCAATCCAACCTTTAATTTTCTGAATATACCCAACTGCTGTCACAATCATTGCTAAGACTGCGATAATTAAACCTAAATTAATATCATTGATGTTTTCCATATTTTATACTCCTAATTTATCGATATTGATAATAGTCTGTTAATTTAACGCTGTTAATTGAAGACCTAAGATCTGATCTTCCATTAACAGTCATTCTAAATCCCGTAAATACAATTTGTTGTTGTTCTTCTGTTAATACTACTTCAACATCGGATGATTTAGTCAATTGATGATTACTCCAAGATTTAATTGTAACCCAAGTATTTGTTGAGCTATCAAAACCTTGTACAGTGTTTGTTCCATATAAAGTATTATATCCACCATCCGAATCCCAAGCATTTACTGTTAATTTAGCAACTCTTGTTGCAGCAATTATCGATCCTGTACTAGTACCATTAGTTGTGCCAAGAGAAAACTCAGCAGCTGGAACAACTTGAATAATTTCAGTCTTATGCTCCCAAGGATTTGATGTATTTAAGTTTCGATAAAGATTCTTAATTAGAATAGCCATTATAATACCACCTTAACCGTAAACGGTAAATCAATTGTAGTTGGCTGAGTTGCATAGAAAATAATTTTTCCAGTTGAAACAGTTGCCTTTTTCACATAGAACCAATTATTTTCCGCAGCGGCAATGTTCGAAGCTGTAATTGAAGTAGGGTTTAAAGATATTAATGCATTAGCATTATCTGTTGCTGCGGCAGAACTTACAGTTACTTCATTGGTATAATATCCATTTGAATCGACTTCGGCACTCCAATTATTATATGCAAGAGTTCCAGAGTAAGATGAACCACTTGTCGTAAACGATGCAACGCCATTAGTAGGAGTAATTGATTGCCCGTTAACGCTTAAACTAGTAACAACATTTCCTAAATTTACTGCACCAGCATTAGAAACTGTTTGACTAGTACCGTTTAAAGTAATAGACTTAACGAGAGTTCCTAAATCAACTGCTCCGGTTGCGCTAGCATTTTTAGTCTCATTATTTAATGAAATAGACTTGGCAGCGGCAATATTAGTTCCAGAACCAATTAAAGATTCACCATTAATTGTTTTAATATTTGTGCCACTCGTAAGAGTGTTTTGTTTTGCATTAAAATAAGAAGATAAATCAATCGTACCTGTATTATTTGTCGGCTGTAACGTAGTATCTCCAATAACAATAGCATTTAATAATTGTAAATTTGGGGATGACGCAGCAGATGTATTTATTACTGGAGAATTATTAATTAATGTTTGATAACCAAAATTTAATTTACCGCCAGCAGCACTAATTGTTGAGCCATCAAGATATGCGCCAGTTACTGGAGTACCTAAACTGCTAATTGCATCATTAACTATTTCTTCGACATCTCCTTGAGTTACTGCGTCAATATCAATAGTTGTGCCAACAGGTACTTGCTGTACGCCATGAACTTTAATTGTTTCAATAACATTAACTTGCGCACCAGGTGCAATACCATTTAATTTTGTTTTATCAGCGGCAGACATAAATCCAGATGCTGATGTTGTTGCGTCTGTTGGTTTATTTAGAATTACCGCATCTCCACTTATCGCATTCCAGTCAGACTGCACATTAACCTCAGCTCCAGAAGCAATGCCATTTAATTTTGTTAATAGTGCATCTGTAAAGTCATTGGCTGAAAGTACTTTCCCTGATACTTTATCAACTTTAGTCGCTAATTCCTCATCAATTTCATCTTTATTGTATACTTCTGTTTTTGTATATACATCTGAACTATTTGCCTTGAGTGCCAACGCAGAAGTAACATCGCTAGAATTTGCTTTAAGATCAAGCGCACTTTTAATAACTTTATTCTGAACTGGGTTAGTTGAACTTCCATTTAATGTGGAATCAACATCTTTTCCACTAAGTACTCCATTCGATATTGTTAAATTATTTCCAACAATAATTCCACCAAGAGTACTAGATGTTGCTGTCGGTAAAGTATAATTATTTGCATTAGACTCAATAGCGTCTAATTTATTTTTAAGAGTATCTGTAAAGTTGTTATCTGATAAAACTTTATACCGATCTCCGGAAATAAGTTCTACGTCAACTTTCTCATTAAATGCAGCAGTTAAATCTATTGTTGCATTTTTTTCTGCAATCGTAGGTGTATAAACTATATCTCCTACTGCTACATTAATATCATCAATTATATTTTCTTCTGCACCAGAAGCAACAGATGAAAGCTTTGTTTTTTCACTTGTTGTAAATGATGCAGTAGTTGAATCAAGAATTGATTTATTTGAGTGAGTATGTCTAGCGGCAGTATTTGCATTTAAATCAGAAACTAATTGATTAGTTAAATTGTTTTCTGATAATCCTTTTCCACTCTCCGCGGTAACTTTAGTATTTAATTCTTCAACTGTGGCAAGATCGCCAAGATCAACAGCTTTATTATCATCAGGAATTAATGTTTCATTATTAAGAATAATTGAATTAATTCTATTAACTGTTGCACCTGCGGCAATGCCATCTAATTTTGTTTTAAGACTATCAGTAAAGTCATTTTCAGAAAGTCCTTTTCCTGCAATTTTATTTACTTTATTCTCGTTTAAAGACTCTATTGCGGCAGTATTATTATTAACAGAAGCTGTAAGTCTGGTATCTAATTCCAAAAGATTGCTCTCGCGAGCAACATCAGCTAATGTAATAACTTTTGAATTTTCATCTGGTAAAACGTTATTTCCAAAGATATTAATAATGTCAATATCATTTACTTCTGCACAAGCTTCGATATTATCTAATTTTTCTTTTTGCTCAGCAGTCAATAATGTACTACCAAGAACTTTATCTACTTTTCCTTCTAACGCTGCAGTTATAACCCAATTTTGAAGTGCATTAACAGACTCAGAATCTAACGCACTTTCAACTTCAACGACATTAGCTAAATCTGCTTTTTCAGCCAGAAGTGCATCAATTTCATTTTTTGTATAATAATCATTTAACGTTGGATCAACTGTTAAATTAACATTTTCAATCTCAGGCATTGTCATCTGCACCTCCTATTAAATCATTGTATATTGTATTTTTAATATAGATCTCTTCAATACTAGATCTCCAAACATTCCCATTACGAATGCCACCAACTTGAATAAACGTTGGTTTTCCAGTTCGAAGTTTTAAAGTCGTCTCTTCAGATAATGTAATTAATATATGTCCGCTATTACCTTCGACATTATATTCTTCAGGTGATAACTCAATTAAGTCTAAATCTTCCTGCTTAATCCAAATTTGAATTGAAGAATCAAGTAAATAATTCGGATCAACAGTTAATTGCAGACTTGCTGTGGTACCTCTTCTCATAATATATATTCCTTTATTCTATTATTTTAGCACTCGTTTTTATTTGTTATTAAGCTTGATCACCAACTAAATCTTTAGAATTTTCTTCAATCTCAATCTTATCTCTCATTAAAGTATTATAAAGATCAGGTTTATTTCTCTTCATCCATTTGCAATAATTTTCTATTGCAATAATAATCTTTTGAAGCCAGACTCTCTGGGTCAATACTGCAATTCCATGCTTACAATAGGCACCTAGATCGTCATTAGGATTAGTAATTCTAGATGGCCTGTTTTCAATTGCTCCTGAGTCTGCAAAATTATTTCTAGTTGCCCAATAGTTCATTCGATATTTACTATCTGGGCAAGTACAAGAAATATAAATATCATTACTAGTATATGCGGTGTATACTGCTGAATAGACAACTTTAAAATTGATTATATTAACATTTTGTGATTTAATATTATTAATAATTCCAGTCATTCGAATATTAACTGTATAATTGTCTGTTTCTCCTCTAACTGGAATTGCAATGTTCAAAACATCACGCTTAAATAACTCATCCATATTGAGTTTATTATAATTGATTGAGCTTTCTAATACACTAACATCTCGTCTCGCTAAAAAACGATTTTTAGATGGATCTGATTTATAGTGCCTTCCATCGCGTGATTTATTAACTAATTCTGTAGAATTAGCTTCTAGCAATTGCATTGCTTTGTCGCTCATTTCTGTACAACCTCGATATTAACAATTTTATGTCTTTCTTTTAATCTTTGGCAGCCTTTATATTTTTGTAAAAGAATTTCACGAGCTTCATTAATGCTAAGAGTTCTACTTAGTGATTGAAAGTCAGTTGAATAAATGGTAGAAAGATGCCCAGCTAAATCAACCCATTGAAAATTTATTACATAGTCAAATAATACTATTGGTTTCTGTTCATTGTCTAAAGCCTGGTCTAGAATATTTTCTATAGTAACTTCTTGCTCAGTAATATCTTCTGTTTTCTTTTTTCTTGCCATTTTATACCTCTTTAAGTAAAAATATGGACACCTAGAGAAACAATAAAACATTTTAAATATTTATAC